TGCGGGGTCTGCCGTGACTGTGTTTTCACGCTTGCCCCCACATTGTTGTAGATGTTAATCTTTGTCTCTCCGCTCGTTGCCTTAACGCCAAGGTCGCCGCCGATCCTTGTTAAGGGTAAGATCGCTTCAGCTCCAGCCTCCCCCATCAATCCCGCGCCATGTGCCATAGGAAAGACTGTAGGCTGTGTGACAACTCCCCCTTTTGCGTAAGGGATAAGATTTCCGTGTGAAAATGCGTTTCCTTTTGCCGATCCCAAAAGACTGCCGAAATTAAAACTGCCCAATGCACTTGCAAGGGGTTTGGTCATGTTCTGGTAGACCATCATTGTTAAAAGATCGGAAATCATGGAATTAATCATGTCGGAAAATGACTGTTCGCCGGTCAGACAGAAATCAACAATCGCTTTTGCGGAATCTCTGCCAAACCCATCGATTGCCCTTTTGAGTTCGTCCACCGCATCGTTGACGGTCTTAACTTCTTTTTCTATGAGTTTTTCTTTTTCCGACCGATACCATTCGTCCAGAGCCTTTTTGTTGTTGACGTGTTCAGCGTAGTACTCGTATCGCTCTTTTAACTTCGATAATTCGTACTGGACTGTGGAGAGGGTCGCTCTTTTGTACTCGTCCTGAAATTCTTTGTTTCTTTCCGATGCGTCTTTTTCGTAATCTTCTTTAGCCGTCCAGAGTTCTTTCCATTGATTAAGTTCATCGTCAGCGGCTTTTTCTCTTGCCGCTTTTGTTCTGCTTTCAAGTTCGGCCTGTTCTTTTTCTCTTTTAAGCCGTTCTTCCGATTGTTTAATAATCGCTTCCGTGTTTTTTCTGCGCTGGTCGGCTTCTTCTCTCATTCTGTCGAGAGAGGCTTTTTTATGGGCTTCTTCGGCCTTGTCCTGTTTTTCCTTCTGGGCTTCAAGTTCAGTGAGTTGAGCCTGTAACCTTTTGATTTCCTGATCGTTTTTTTGTTTGATAGACTGTCTTGCGCCCGGATGTTGCGCGTTGTATTTAATGAGAGACATCAAGTCTTTTCGGGTTTCTGAAATTCTCCCCTGTAAAGACTTCTCAAAGACAGCAGATCCGATGGAGCCGAGGGCAACCCACGCCGCCATCAGGGTTCCGGATTCTTCTTTGGCAAGTTTGATTGTTGCCATAGCTTCGTTGAGCCAAGGGATTACATTCAGAGCCAATCCCCGCCCGAATCCAACAGCGGTCTTTGTCAGGATGTCAAGCTGGTCATTCAGATAGGCCGCATCAAGAGCGGTCTTTGTAGAGATCACCAGACCCAGTTCTTCTGCCTTTTTTTGTAGTTGCTCTATTCCTTCTCTGCCGCCGTTTAACATCGGAATAAGATCCGCACCCGCTTTGCCGAAAATATCCATTGCGTAAGCGGTTTTCTGTGCGCCGTCTTCTATTTTCTTGAAACGGTCAGCAATGTCTTTAAAAATTTCTTCAGAATCTTTTAAGGAACCGTCACTGTTTTTGACTTGAATATTAAGATCTTCAAATGCGTCTTTCGCTTCTCCGATTCCCTTGCTGACATCGTACATATTCTGAGAGAGCTTCTTGACGCCCTTGGCAACTACTTCAAGGGTTGTTCCGCCTTGAGAGGCAACGAGAGCCATTGAGGATAGAAATTCCGAGGTTGTACCGGTTGACTGAGCCAACTTTCCCATCTGATCGGCAACATCTATCTGCTTCTTTACAAACGCCGCCGCCGCAACAGCCGCACCCGCAAGGGCAAGCCCGGCATATTTATTGATTGCAACCGCCGCCTCATTGAACTTCTTCCCCACTTTATCCATTGCGGCTTGCATGCTGTGAGCGTTTTTAGTCACCGCATCTTTCGCCTTTTTCATGTCGGCTGCGAATTGCGCATGCCCGGCGCTCAGTTCGGCCCTTAATGCTCCAATAGGTTCAGCCAATTTCTTTTGTCCTCATTCCTTCAAGTGCTCGTTTCAGATTAAGCCCATCCTTCGGTTCCCTGCGCCGCGAAAGGCTTTCGTACTTCGGCATTTTCTTTGCTCTTGTAAAAGCGGCTATCGTCCATGCCTGTTTATCTGATCTTTCAAGTGTCGCTTCCATTGCTAACCTAGTCTGATAGGGAGTAAGCTCCCAAAATTCCAAGGGGCTTAATCCCGCGACAATCGCCGCACGATACGCCTTAACAATCCAGTCGGGTTCAGCTTTTTTTTTACTTCGCCCTTCGGAATCCCTTCATCCCCGAAATACGCCCATGTCAACGCCTGTTGCACGTCATTAGCTAAAGGTATGAGCGGAGGGGAAAGCTCCATGATTTTTTCAGGGGTCATTTCCGGATGCTTTCCCCTCAGTCCACAGGATGCAACGTAAGCCACGGTTTCAGGGTCAAACATATTCGGGCTGTCACCGTATTTTTCAGCGACTTCGGCTAAGGCGGTCCATGTGTACCTCAGACAGTACGGTTTACCGCCTATGTTTATTCGCTTAGTCCCTGTTATCACGATAAACTGAGTGCTCCCGTTCTGTGTATTGTGATAGACCCCTTAACGTTATCGTCTACTGAACCTGAGTTGTTGATTCCGATCACATACCCGGCAAAGGTGTGTACGGCGTCGTCGGAGTACGTAACTTTAAACGTCTTGGAGGTTTTGCCGGATCGCGCTGTTTCGGCAGCCAGAAGCCCCGTATCGTCAGAGGTCCAGTTGAGCGAGAAAGTAACCGCGCTTCCGCGAGGTATCCCCGGCTTCTCTTCCGCTCTCGTAGAACTGAGATTGGTATCGTCAATCATATTGTGCGTGTCATACGCCAGATCCCAATCAAGGATTTCTCCGATTTCGGTGTAGGTTTCCGGTGTCATTGTCGCCGCATCGGTATTATCGGTAATGGTTAAGGATGTGGAATCAAGATCAATCGCAAATGTGTTTGTGGTTGCGTACATTACGACATACGTATTGCCGTTGATATCTGCCGCATCGTCACCTGCAAAATCAGCCGCCGCCACTACATCACCATCCGATAGTCCATGTGATGCGCACGTTAAGATTGTCGGATTGCCTAACGATATTTCCGTAATCGTCTTTGCCCCGCCTGTCCCGGTGGACATCCCTAAGGTCGTACCCTGTGAAGTTATACCAGCCATTTCAAGCCTCCTATTCTTTATGCCAAATTATGTAATCCTGAATAATTCTGTATATTTTAATCTCGCTCTCGTAGTAATCCCGTTCGGAATCCAAGAGACAAGAGCCTATTTCCGTGCTTTGTGCGGTTCCCGTGTACCCGTCCAGCGCGCCCCTGATTGCCTCAGAAAGCGACTTTGCGCCTGTGTATGTAGTCGCCCACGCTTCAGCCTGAAATCGGGGGTGCGCCCATCCTGACGGCCCTGTAAGGTGATGATCGCGAGGACCGGAAATCTTTGTGTACAACATCAGCGGATAAGTCGGGTCTTGCGGTATGGATACCGGATAACACCGCGTTGTTATCGCCTTTACGGTGCTATCGTTTACAAGTATGTATTTAATCGCTTTTTCGATCATCTCAGACCCGCAATCTGCTTTTTAGTGAGCGTTCCCTTTTCGGCTTTCTTCGCCAGTCTACGCGCCGCTTTCTGAATTTCCTTCCAGAGTTCCTCTCCTATCCGGTCAAGTGCTATTTTTTTGTTTGAATCCCACGCTGGTCTTAAGAACGGCATGGCAGGAATGAACCCCCTGTAAGCTCCCCTTTCCGTAAATCTCTGAGCGGTTCCAAATTCAAAAAGGTGGCTGAGCGGATGTGTAGACCCGACATATACGGTCACCCTTGACCGATCCGCTTTTTTTCGCTGTGACCTTTTCACAGATGTACTTGTCTTAATGGAGTCAGCTATTTCCTGAGACTTCATTTTTATATTTCTTGCGTTTTCTCTTGCCGCGTCTTCAATCGGCAAAGCCGCTTTTTTAAGAGCGTTTCTTACGGCGGTCTTTTTCATTGATTCAGTGGGTAGCTGGTCAAGGGTGTGCATTATTTCTTTCAGCCCCTTGATTTCGAATTTAAAAGCCGGTTGCATTAATCTTCGCCTTTGTCATCTATCGGGTAATAATCAAGATTTGTAACTGTTATCGGTTCGTCTGTTCGAATATTTAAGGTAAACCCGATTAAATTTTCGGGCAGTTCGAGTTATCTTTGTAAAAATTCTAATATCCTTTTACCTTTTGTGTTGTTTGTTGATATTGGCATTTTATAAATCTATCCTTTTTAGTTATCGCTTCTCCTTGTCGCTAACAGTTCCAGTCCTTCCCTGCGCCCTATTTCGATAATGCTTTTAATGTCGTACGTTTCAGAATTGCAGACGACCCTGTTCACAGTGGTTAAATCGGAGCGGTATCTGATTCTAAATTTACAGTCTATTTCTCCTACTACCTGCAATGAGGCGTATTTCTCGTTCCCCCCCACTTCAATTTTTCTTCCCCACACGGTCGCTAATGTTGAGTACGAGGGCACTTCTTCGCCGTAATCGTTCGCGGTCAGCGTCCGCTTTTGCAGCGTCAAAACTTTGTCGAGTCTTCCGGCTCTCATTTCCACACCGTATAGTCGTGATAATTGGTCAAAAGCGAGTCAATGGCATCCCTGAACTTGGTGGCCGTCACCCCAACGTAGACGCTCCCACGGTTCTCGTAGAGGTCAGATATTTTCAGGAGTATCGCCGCCTTTACTGGTTTGGGTACATCTGCCGCTTCGTCGCCATAGCCGCAATCAAAAGATATTTTAATAGGCTTGTCAGGGTAGAGCGTTCCAGTCGGCCAGGATTCGTTGGGTTGCAAGATTACCCTGCCGGGATCGCTTACTGTGTCAACGTCAATGGTCGATAGGGTATTGTCATAACCATCATCGTCTTCAAGGCGATATGTTACGACTGCGGTTTGTAACGGGGGATAGGGTATCCTGATGTAATTCTCGTCAGGCCACGCATCGAGATACAGGACTTTGCTTTGGGTAATCAAAGCCCTGCCGATCTCTTTTTCAATCACGCTTCGCGCCGCAGTTATCCACATTCCAAGCTCTGTGTCTTCAGTGGTATAAGCTGCGGCTGCGGTTGCGCCCACGGCAAGCCTGAGGTGGACTTTTGCTTCTGTGAGGGATACCGGCTCAACTGTTGGAGCGGTCTCTAATTCAAGTATCATTTTCCTACCCCGTTACTTTTTGAGGGAGTGGAAAGGGGGAAGAGGAGAGGGCCTCCCCCAATCCCCCCGCTCGGTTTATTACGCTGCCGGTAAAGCGAGTACAGCTATCGAGATTCCACCCGCTCCGGTTCCTGTGGCCGCCGTTGCGGTTACGAGCAATGCCTTTTCCTCTGTGAGTGATCCGGCATAGGTCAGCACATCGCCAGCCGTGCCGGAGTTGAGG